CAGGTCTACGGCGATGCGCAGGTCTACGGCGATGCGCAGGTCTACGGCAATGCGTGGGTCTCCGGCAATGCGTGTGTCTACGGCGATGCGCAGGTCTCCGGCGATGCGCAGGTCTACGGCAATGCGTGGGTCTCCGGCGATGCGCGGGTCTCCGGCGATGCGCGGGTCTACGGCGATGCAGACTACGCCGTTGTTACAGGCTTTGGTCACTGCTTCCGCGCGACCACATTTTTCCGATGCAAGGATAAAATTCTCCGCGTACAGTGTGGTTGCTTTTATGGTGATTTGGCGAAGTTCCGTGAGATCGTCAAGAAAACTCACGGCGACAGCAAATACGCCAAAGAGTACCTTGCGATTGCCGACTTGATGGAGCTGCATTTTTCTGATGAGGAAGAAAAACAGGAGGCCGACGAATGACTAGCTTCTGGGGCCATCAAGACAACCCCTTTCCGCCCGCCGAACCCCGCCGTCCCCGCTGCCCGGTATGCGGCGATGAATGCACCATCATTTATAAGCAAGGCAACGAGATTCTTGGATGTGAGAACTGCATCACCCAGGATGGCGCTTGGGAAGAACCTGCCTGCATGGAGGATGACAGATGACACAATTGGAAAAAGCGAATATTGCGCTACAGTTATACTCGCAGCTTTTATCGGTAGCAAAAATTGTAAAGTATGCGGCTAATCGCCCACGAATCTACAGCATAACAGGATTTGGAACGACTTTGTCTAGCCTTACAAAAGAGGAAATTGAAGCGCTGGAAGATGCTTTTAAGCTGCGCTTTTTTTCCAGCGGCAGTCGCCGCAACATGACAATTTTTACGTTCGTGGATGGTGAATACATTGAAAAGCCTGTAGTTCGTGCCATCCCGTTGGAGCACGCCTGTCCGCCGGAGTGCTACCGCATCCACCTGACCACACCAGACCCGGAAGGAGAATCTATTTGATGTTTAACGAAAAAACTTCTGAATATTCTCTCAAGACTCGGCAACAAATCCCTGTCGTGCAGAGCGCGAAATACCTTGCCAGCCGTGCCAAAGCCATAAAGGCCATTCAGGAACGGCCCTACCTCAACGAGGCAGACTTCTGGATTCTCATGAACGAAACCAAAACCGGGGAAATGATGTATACCGGCCTTATCATCAGTCACAACGCCTGCCTGAAAATCAATGATAACATGCCGGAAAAGGATAAGTTTAACCCGGATTGTGTGTCTGTCGACAAATCCGGCTACGGGAATTCGCTTGTTTTTACCTATGCAAATAAGGCACAAGGCTTATATGAGGTCGGCGAAGCATCTACGCAGAACTGTAAGAATGCTTACCCTTATGCGATGGCATACAAACGTTTGTTTGACCGTGTTGTTTTAAAAATCTGCAAACTTGCGTTTGACGGCATCTACTCAGACAGCGAAGCCGACGAATTTAAGGAACGTTATGAAGATGAGCCGGGGCAGCCACCCGCCCCGCAGCAGGAAAAGCCAACCCCCGCCGCCGCCCGCCTTGCCGCCCGTGCCGAGTGCCAGCGTGCTGTCAAAGCCTACTGCCAGAAGAACAACGCCGATGAAAATGACGCATGGAAACTCATTGCCGACACCATCGGCAAGCCCTCTAAGGACTTCACAGCAGAGGACTGGAAGCAGGGCCAGCAGATTGCAGAGTCGTGGAAATGAAGCAGCAAATTGCCATCAAGACAGCCGTTGTTATCGGCAACACAATTACGCTGGAATGTTCCCCCAGCGACTGTGATAAAGCCCGCGCCGTTATTGACGAGGGCAAGCCCCTTGCCGCCGTCATCGGCACGGCTACGCAAAAGCGCAGCCTCTCGGCCAACGCTTACGCATGGGCGCTCATGAACCAGCTTGCCGCCAAAATCAACCGCCCTGTACTGGACATCTACCGCGATTTGATCCGCGACATAGGCGGCAGCTCCGCCCTTGTCACCCTCCGCGCCGATGCTGCAAGGGCATTCAAAAACGGTTGGGAGAGCAAGGGCGAGGGCTGGCAGGTCCACAAGCTCGATGAAATGGCTACACCGCAGGGCACTTTCTACAACCTGCAATGCTGGTACGGCTCGTCTGTGTTTGATACATCCCAGATGCACCGCCTCATTGAACTGATCGTGCAGGAATGCCAGCAGCAGGGCATCCCCACCATGACCCCGGAAGAAATTTCAAAGTTAAAAGGACTGACAGACGATGCAGACCCGCAATGAATACGGAGTCCAGCTGGACAAGAACGGCTACGTGCCGTCGCTGTTCGTGCATGAATCGTTCCTCTGTTATCACTGCCACCGCTTTGGAGACACCGCCCGGCATGAAATCTACGGCGGAAGCCGCCGCAAGGCCAGCAAGGCACTGGGCCTCTGGATTAACGTCTGCCCCGCCTGCCACGCCGCCATTCATTCAAGCGGCGACCTGCAAGACCACTACCACAAACAAGGCCAACTGCTTGCAGAAGCCTATTACCATTGGAACCATGACGACTTCCGCCGCCGCTTTTACAAAAACTATTTTGAGGACTAACCTATGTTGAATGTTGTTGCTATTATTGGCCGAATGGTCAAAGACCCGGAACTCAAAACCACGAACAGCGGAAAGTCCGTCTGTTCATTCCGCATCGCAAACGATTCCGGCTATAAGGATGCCAGCGGCCAGAGCCAGACGAACTGGCTCGATGTCACCGCCTGGGGCAAGACCGCAGAGTTCATCTGCAAATACTTCCCAAAAGGTGCCCTCATTGCCATTGATGGCCGCTTGCAGACGCGCCAGTATCAGGACAAGAACGGTCAGAACCGCACAGCCGTTGAAATCGTGGCTCAGAACGTGAGTTTCTGCGGCAGCAAGGAAAGTACCAGCCTCGCCACGCAGAACGCCGCACAGCGCCCCGCAGCCCCCTTACAGCGCACGCAGGGCATGCCCGATGTTTCCTATTCTTCCGGCCAGTCTGACGACTATGCCCTCATTGAGGATGAGGGGGATTTGCCGTTCTAGGAGGTGCGCGTCATGAAAGAAAGAACGAATGAAAGAAAGCAGCCGAGCCAGCTTGACCAGATTTTAGCCGTGCTGGAATCCGGCGGCACATTGACCGCACTGGATGCACTCGAGGACTTCGGATGCAGCCGCCTTGCCTCCCGCATCACAGACCTAAAGCGCCTGGGCGTCCCGGTGGCATCCCGCATGGTGCAGCGCCGCAACCGTTACGGCAGACTGTGCCGCGTCGCAGAATATTACTTGGAGTGTTGAAAAATGGCAAACGAGGGCTTCATCAAGCTATACAGAAAAATGCTCGAATGGGGCTGGTATGATGATGGCCCCACCAAAGATGTGTTCATTCACCTGCTTCTAATTGCCAGCTACGAAGACAAGTTCTATCGCGGCATTCCTTTGGAACGTGGTCAAGTTGTTACCACTGTAAAGGAAATGGAAGTCAAACTCGGGCTAACAACACGGCAAATCCGCACCGCTCTAAGTAAGCTAATTTCGACAAACGAAGTGACAAAGAAATCAACGTCGAAATTTACCGTCTACACGATAAATAATTACGCTGATTATCAGGCTTGCGACAAACAAAGCGACAAACGAGCGACAAACGAGCGACAAACGAGCGACAAACCCTCTAATACTAAGAAGGTAAGAAGTAAAGAATATATAGCTACTACTGCTGCCAGCGGCGCCGGGTGTGACCTGTATAACCAGGATTTATCCGACTGCATTCAGTGCTATGAACAGAACTGTGGTTCCATCCCCCGCGCTGTATCCGATGAAATCAAAGCGGCCCTGCAAAAATTTCCAGCCGCCATCATCTGTCAGGCAATAGAAGAAGCCGCCGTTCATAACTCCCGGCGTTGGAGTTACATATCCCAAATCCTGGCACGCTGTGAGCAGGAAGGAATCTACACTGTGGAAGCTTTCAAGGCAAAGCGCGACAGTGCTAAAGCGACCCGCACTACGCCACGCCAGACAGACGCCGCAGCCGCAATGGAGCGATTAAAGCAGCTCGCGAAAGGAGTGACCACCGATGACTGAACAGGAAACTGCCGTCTTTCTGCTGTCCTGCACCAACTACTGGGCAAACCTCATGCGCGGAAAAGACCCGGACGAAATGACAAAAGCCTGGGCCACAGCACTGAAAGATGTCCCCTTGCAAGCGGCCAAGAGCGGCGCGGCAAATCTGGCCGCCACACTGAAATTCCCGCCCACCGTTGCCGAACTGCGCACGGCGGCAGAGAAATTTCTCCCGCACAAAATCGAATCGTTTGACGTTCTGTTTGCTCGCACCTGTCATGCGTGCCTGCACTTTGACACACCGCTTTATCAGAAAATCCAACGCGACGAGGTAAATACGCAGGAGGCGTTGAAGCTGCATGCCAAAGTTTGAAATCATCACCTATTCCCGCTCTACCGGCGACATCACCCACTCCAAGCGCCTGTATTCCACGCGCTGGAACGCTGAAGCCGCCCTGCGCACCGCAGGATACACCCAAAATCCTCGCCTGCCGGATATATAGTACAGCGAGAAGTACTACGCGAAAGTAAAGGAGATAGCACCGTGATCCAAAAATACATCATCTCCCTGCCCCCTATTACCAAAAAGAACTCCCAGCAGATACTTACCAACCACCGCACCGGAAAGCCGTTCATTGCCCCCAGCAGGCAGTACAAGAAGTACGAACAGGCCGCCATGTGGTATCTCGCCCCAAAGCCGAAAGCCCCGCTGTCGGGCCGCTACCGCGTCGCCACGGTATTCTATATGCCGACGCGCCGCAAAGTAGACCTCACGAACTTGATGGAAGCTGCCCATGACACCCTTGTCGCCGCCAAAATCCTTGCAGACGACAATAACACCATCATTGCCAGCGTGGACGGCTCCCGTGTGATGTACGACAAATCCAACCCCCGCACCGAAATTTTCATTGAAGAAATGGAGGATGTGACAACATGACAGATGAAGTTTATGAGTACCAGCAATCCATGCAAGAACAGGCCAAGGCCGCACATCGCACACCAATTTCACCAACACGCACTGCAAGCGAAGCGGAAAATCACAAAAAAGACGGCCCCTGCCAGACCCTTGTTTTGCCCAACCTGCCAAGCGTGGCGGGACGTGTCAAGTATGCGATGGGCACTATGAATTTAAGCCAGTTCTCCCAGCGTACCGGCATCAGTGGCAGCTACTTAGGCCAGCTGTGCAGCGGCAAGGCAAAGACACTCAGCGCCGACAACGCAAACCGTATTGCAGGGGCTTCCAGTATGGGCGTTACCGTCGGCTGGCTGCTGGGTCTGCCCAAGACGGAGGAAAAGCAGCCGCCCACCCCGCCGCCGGAGCCGGAACTGCCGGATTTACCGGATTTCTGGGAGCGGCTGGAATGGGCTGTCAAAAACAGCGGGAAGACCAGAAACGCTATCAGCTATGAAATGGGCGCAAACACCGATTATATTTCATATTCACTCAGAAACAGAAGTGAAATCCGCGCTGACAAGGCCGACCCATTAGCAAAGGCGCTTGGCGTAGACAAAGGATGGCTTTTTAAGGGAATGGATTTGTATAAAGGAAAGAGACGAAACGAACGCATTGCGTCCTTGATAGAGTCCGTAAAGGATGACATGTTAGATGAGGGCATATCATATCAGGAAATGGCGAAACGCATTCGGGTAAATAAAGCCTCTTTGTACTACTGGATAAATGGTAATACGACGCCGAATGCCGCCGGTGTAAAAAAAATCAAGTATTATATCGAAAACTTGTTGCCCGCAGCAATGGATTTTAAAAAGGCACATGACGATGTACAAAAAAATGAAAAATCCCAAGCAAAAAGCGAAAAAATCGTGCAGCGGGTTGAAGGCGTATACACGGCTGAAACGCTGGCTGCTATTGTATCAGTCTTAAAGGGAACATACAAAGTAAGTTTAACATTAGAGGAAGTGAACCCATGAAAGCCAGACTTCATCCCACCCCGGCCATGCAAAAAGCCATAGATGCTTATGCAGAATCTAAAATTCAGGGCATCCAGAGCCGTGCGCAGGAAGCTGTCATGAAAGAGCACAACGACATTGCCACCCGCGCCACCTATCTGTGTCTGCTGGCGTGCTATCAGGTCGGTCTTTCTCCACGCACCCTGAAACGGATTCAGGATGCAATGACAGGCCCCGTTGCTGATAAATACAATGAGTACCGCAATGACCAGCTTGCCGACCTCTGGGCGCAGGTAACTCTGCAAAGCATCGGCATTGAAGCACCCAAAACAAAGGAGCCGCTATGACCACAACAAAATTCTGCAAGACCTGCGGGAAAATCATGTGGGATGTCCAGCCCTCAAAGCGCTATTGCGATTCCTGCATCCGCAAGCGCAATATCAAGAGCGCGCAGGCGTCCTACCAGCGCCGCAGGGATGCCGGTGTTTTGAAAAAAAGCAAGAAACCCGCTGCGCATCCCTGCCCGAAGAAAACCATAAAGCCCATTGAGCAATGTACCCGCGAAGCCGCCGCCCTTGGCCTGACCTATGGGCAGTATGTAGCCCGCGGGCTGGATAAGGAGTAAGACTATGGACGCAGTTGAATTTTACAAATCAATGAAGCGCATGTGTTACAGTGGTGAAATGTGTGAAAAATGCCCTCTATATAATAATTTCAGCGAAATGGGAAGTGTTTGTGATGTACTATTGCACATCACAGATGAGAAGGCTTCCAAAGTTAAAAGCATCGTTGAACAATGGGCAAAAGGCCACCCCGTAAAAACACGAAAAAGTGAATTTCAAAAAATGTTCCCGAATGCGAACATGTACAGTATTACAACCACTTTTTGCACTGCGCATTTTGACAAAAAGAAGGCGTGCGAGGTAAGCGTGCCATCTGAAGAAATGTGCGAGAAGTGCAGATACAAATACTGGAACGAAGAGGTTGATGAGTGATGGACGCATTAGAGTACGAAAAGGCACGCATTCGCATGTGCCGAACGATGATTCTCGGAAAGGACGGGTGCGCGGCCTGCCCTCTGTACGATGGACTGAGGCACCGTTGCTGGCTTGCTACATCCGCAATGACAAATACCGACATAGACACAATCGAAACGCATATTGACCGCGTAATTTACTGGGCAAATGAGCACCCTATCAAGACACGCCAGAGCGAGTTTCTTAAACAATTCCCTAATGCACAACTTAACAAAGATGGGGTTCTCGTTATTGACCCGTGTAAAATTGACACAAATAGTAAAGAAGACGACAAATGTGAGGCGCTAAAAACCGGAATGTATAGCTGTTCCGATTGTAGGAAGAAATACTGGCTCACGGAGGTAACCGACAATGACTAACATCACAGCCCTGCGCACCGGCGAACACTTCATGTTCAAAAATTTCGAGTGGGTCTGCCTTGACCCGAACCACCCTGACGGCGGTGTGCTGGCAATTATGGCAAAGACGTGGGCAAAAGACGTAAAATTCTGTCCAAGTGATAAATTTGCAGACGAAAGGGGCAACTGGAATAACTACCGCACAAGTAATGTGCGGGGAATTCTATCTGATATGGCGAACGCTGTTTTCGATAGAAAAAGTCTGCTGAGACATAACGTTGACCTTGTTGCCGACAACGGAGACAGAGCTTATGGCACTGTACAGGACTTTGTTTTTATCCTCACGTGTGATGAGTACCGCAAGTACCGTGACTACATCCCGCACTACGACAGATGGATTTGGACTGCCACACCGTGGTACTGCGGCGATAAGGATTCTGACACGGGCAAAACGCGATACGTTCGCGGTGTAAGCCAGGATGACCGGTTGGACTACTACTATGCGTACTACGACGGGGCTGTCGCCCCGGCTTGTATTCTAAATCCAAAATCGCTCAATCTGCGCCAGAGTATGGCGTTTGTAGAGGAGGTAGCAGAATGACACAACTTCAAGAAGCAATCCACAATAAAATCACGACATACAGCGAGGATGAATAAATGGCAATCAGTAAAAAGACCCGCGTTGCGGTGTACAAGAAATTTGACGGTCATTGCGCTTACTGTGGCCGCCACATTGCCTACAATAATATGCAGGTAGACCACTTCAAGCCGCAGAGGGCGTGGAACCCAGAGGATTCCGGCACGGACGGCATTGAAAACCTTATGCCGTCCTGCCGTATGTGCAACCATTACAAACGCGCACACGACCTTGAAACATTCAGACGATACATTGCAGAGATTCCGCGAAAACTGCAAGAGAACTACATTTACAAGGTCGGCGTCGTTTACGGCAATGTGCTGGAAAATCCGAAAGCGATCAAATTCTATTTTGAGAAAGTGAGAGATAGCCATGCGACTGATTGATGCAGATGAATTAAAGAAACGCGCCGTGAAGGTGTGTTTTCCAAACGCGCCGGAATGCGGCGAGTTTGACGCGGTCGTAATTTACGAAATTGACATTATGCCGACCATAGACCCAGAATCCCTGCGACCTACTGCGCATTGGATAAGCGATAGCGCCGGGAGCACAAATGTTGTATGTTCAGCCTGTAATGCAATTTCTTTCGCTGCTTATAATTTTTGCCCGGAATGCGGCAAAAGGATGGTGAACACAGATGAAAAGCATTGTACTTGATGGAGATAAGATCGCTGAAGCTATCCAAAAGGCAAAAGATAAAATGATAAATGGAGAATATGACAACAATGATTTGATTTTGCGCGGAGATGCGTTAAAAGCAATCAGACAGAGGTGCATTGGCGATCATTTGCCTTTTAAATCAAATACGCCAGTTGGAGCACGGGTTTTTGATGCTCTTGCTGCTGTATATCAGGTTAAACCATATAAAGACGTTTGCGGCAAATGGATAAGCGTTAAAGACAGACTGCCGGAAGTAAAAGAAGATGTGCTTATTTATGATTCTCATCATTGCAATATTTATAAGGCGTGGTATATCGGTGATATAGATGTATGGTTTAGCAATGAATATTTACCACAATTTATAAACGTCACCCACTGGATGCCGCTCCCTAAACCCCCGGAGGTGACACCATGACCATTATCCTTGTTATCGCCGCCGTCTGTGTTTACGACCTGTGTGGCCTGCTCGCCGTCCTGTACATCAACCACACAGACCGAATGGACACCGTAGACGGCGCAGACAACGTTATTGTCCTTATTTTCTGGCCGCTGCTGGTCGTAACCCTCATCGGCATTGCATGTTATAGGATCATAAGGAGGCTTCTAAAATGACTTATACCCCAGGAGGTGACCCCATGACAAAACAGCAACTAGTTGATGAATACGCCCGCAAACATCTTTGCGTGACGTGCGAGTGGAAGAATGACAATATTTGCACGTTGCCGCGCTGCATAAAAATGGAAGAAAGGAGCAAAAATGAGAGAAAGACCGCTCAACCTAGATGAATATGGGATTTCAAAAGAAAGATACCTTGAATTAAAGCACTTTTGCAAAAGATACGCTGAAATGCGGTTAGAAATTGCTAGTGTAAGAGGACTTGATGCGGTTTCAAATGACGGTTTGCCGCACGGAAACGGAAAGTCAGACACAACAGCTAGAAAGGCTGACAGAGCGCTAAAGTTAAGCACAGATGTCCGAATCATTGAGGACGCGGCAAGAGAAGCAGACCCCTTAAACTGGTGCGCTCTGTTGAAAAACGTAACAGAGGGAACGGCTTACGAATACCAGCCTGTGTATTGCGGCAGACGGCAGTTTTACGAAAGCAGAAGAAAATTTTTCTGGCTTTTGGACAAGAAAAAAGGGTAACTGTGGGGACGTTGTCAAGTGGTATTATGAATATGCTGGAAACTGTAAAGAGGGTACATTACAGTCCATAGCAAAACCTCCTATTCTCGATACTGACAGCCGGGAAAGACCGGCATTTTATTTGCTGCATAGCCAGCCGCAAACTGGGACTGACCAGTCAATACGGCAAGGGCGCTGCGCTCCGCAAGCAACGGCGTGGCAAAGGTGCAAGACCTATGTGCAGTACCAAGGCCGATGATGCTGGTAAATAGGCTAGTGCAAGCGCATTCCGTTCCCAGCTAGGCAACCCCCTAGCGGTAAGCGACCCTATAATTGGGCGACGCTGATGCTTTGGGGCTCTTATTAAACAGATCGCGGCAAGCCTCTGGTGCACGCAACTTGCGCACCGTGCAACACGCGCAACTGCCGCGCCTTTTATTTGCAATCATAGCTTAATTGGCAAAGCCACGGCTCGAGCGTGAGTTACAGGTTCAAATCCAGTTGATTGCACCAATGCTGGGTCGCTCCCACCGGTGAAAGCCCGGCGCAGGAAAAACGCGATAGATAACCTGAACGCTGTAAGCAAAGCGGCAAGCCGATCAGGAGCGCGGCGCGATGGCAGGTCGCAACGGGACTTCGAGAGCCTGAAAAAATCTGCCCGGCATCTGCTTGTGCGGACTCCGTTACTGACGCAGTTACGCATCGCCGAAAAGCATTTATCAAAGCAGAAACCGTAAACCAGCAGACGGGATATAAAACGGGTTGGTCGCCGCGTTGTGATTTCCTACGCGGGATATAAATAGAGGAAATCAAAAATCGTTGCGGATTTGCTCCCCGCAACGGGTGAGGTCGGCACAGCATACACCGACAGGGTGGGAACGCGCTTTTCCTCCGGCGCAAAGGGGGTTAGGGGGATAAAAGCCTACACAAATTGTGTGGGCTTTTTGTGTTGTAAAGCGAGGTGATAAAGTGGCATCAAGAAAAAATCCTGTTGGCGCACCGCCTAAATACAGAAGCGTAAAGGCAATGCAAGAAAAGATTGATGCCTACTTTGAAGCTTGCAAAGGAAAACCGTTCGTAGATGAAAACGGGGAACCGATGCGAAATAAAAACGGCTATATCATCTATGACGATAAAAAGCCGCCTACTGTGACAGGATTGGCGCTTGCACTTGGGTTCACATCAAGGCAGGCACTTTTGAATTACCAAAACAAACCAGAGTTCGTTGACACGATTACGCGCGCAAAGACCCTTTGTGAACAGTACGCCGAAGAAAGACTGTATGACAAAGATGGTTCAGGCGGCGCACAGTTCAGCTTGCGGGCAAATTTCGGATGGCAAGATAAGCCGGAACAACAGCAGGATAGCGAGGTGCTAATCATAGATGACTTGTAAGCTATCTGGCGTTGTTTCCCCTTGCTTCTCTAAAGTCCACCGTGAAATCAAGGCGGGCAATATAAAAGAGCTTGTCGCAAAGGGCGGGCGCGGCAGTACAAAATCAAGCTATATCAGTATAGAGCTGATTTTGCAGCTTATCAAGCATCCGCAATGCCACGCGGCAGTGTTCCGCAAAGTAGGAAACACGCTGCGCACAAGCGTTTATGCGCAAATTGTATGGGCAATCAATGAGCTTGGCTTGCACGACCATTTTCGCTGCACTGTCTCCCCTATGGAATGCACCTATTTGCCAACTGGGCAAAAGGTGCTTTTTTTCGGCGTTGATGACCCCGGCAAAGTAAAGTCAATTAAAGTGCCGTTTGGTTATATAGGCATCTGCTGGTTTGAAGAGCTTGACCAGTTTGACGGTGAAGAACAAATCCGAAACGTGGAACAGTCCTGCCTTCGCGGCGGAGACTGGTTCATCACGTTCAAGAGTTTCAACCCGCCAGCGATGGCGCGGAACTGGGCAAACGGCTACGCACTGAAAGCCCGAGATGGAAAGCTGATACATCATAGCACCTACAAAACAACGCCCACAGAATGGCTCGGAGAGCGGTTTCTGGCCGATGCTGAATATTTGCAGCGCACAAACGAAACGGCCTACCGACACGAGTATCTGGGCGAGGTTGTCGGCAGCGGCACAGCGGTATTCGAAAACCTAAAAATTCAACCAATCACAGACGAGCAGTTGAAAACATTCGACAGAATCAAGCGCGGCGTTGACTGGGGCTGGTATCCTGACCCATGGGCATACAATGCAATGCACTATGACGCAGCGCGGCGCACGCTTTACATCTTCGACGAGCTAACGCGGCGCAGAACCAGCAACAGAGACACGGCGCAACTGCTTTTGGATAAAGGGCTGACACGTGAGGACAAAGTCTGCGCGGATAGCGCCGAGCCGAAATCCATTGCCGACTATAACAAGTACGGCGTGAAAACATTCCCTGCCCGCAAAGGGCCGAAATCGGTTCGCTACGGCACAAAGTGGCTGCAAATGCTGGAAGCTATTGTCATTGACCCGGAACGATGCCCGGACACAGCAAAGGAATTTAGCGAGTATGAATACGAGCGGGACGGCAAGACAGGAGAAGTGCTGGAAGGCTACCCGGATTTGAACAACCATCACATTGACGCAGTGCGTTATGCGATGGAGAGCACAGCGAACAAGGCGGGAGACACCGCCGAAACCAGATACAAGAGCATTTTCGTGTAAAGGCGGTGAGAAGACGTGAAAACATACCAAGATTTTGTAGCGGTTGGCGAGGACGAAAATGCCCGCATGAGTTTCATACTGGGCGCAATCAATGAGTATAAGACCGACCATAGCACACGCCTTGCAGCGAACGCAAACAAGTATTACCACGGAGAAAACCCTACAATCAACAAATACGAGAAAATCATCTACGACATGCAGGGCAAGGCGCACCGTGACATGTACACGGCAAATCACAAGATTGCAAGCAAGTTTTTTGGCTTGGCCGTAGACCAAGAAGTTTCGTATTTGCTGGGAAACGGCGTTTCATTTCAGGAGCCGGAGACAAAAAAGGCGCTGGGTGCGACGTTTGATGAAGATATTATGGACGCTGCCCGCCATGCTTTGATTGACGGGCAGTCTTTCATGTTCTGGAATCTCGACCATGTGCAGGTGTTCGCAGCAGAGGAATTTGTTCCCCTGTACGACGAGGAAGACGGCTCCATTAAAGCCGGAATCCGTTTCTGGCAGGTGGCAGACAATAAGCCACTGCGCGCCACGCTGTACGAGCTTGACGGCTACACAGAGTATCTAAAGCCCAAAAGCGATGATATGGCGATTCTCAAGCCGAAACGCGCTTACAAGTTGAAGCTGCGCACCAGCGAGGCAGACGGCACAGAAATTTATGACGGTGAGAACTATCCCGGGTTTCCCATTATCCCGCTGAAAAACGGAGAGCAGGCCCACAGCGAGTTACAGGGGCGACAGAATACCATTGACGCGCTCGACCTTGCAAGCTCCAACATGGTAAACAACGTTGACGAGGGCAACCTGATTTTCTGGGTTCTGACCAACTGCGGAGGCATGGACGAGCAGGACGATACAAAGTTCATTGAGCGTCTGAAAACGACCCATGTCGCCCACGCTGACGGTGACGAGGGCGCGAAGGCCACGCCACAGAGCATCGAAGCGCCGTTCCAAGGCACGAAGGCGACTATTGATATGCTCACCAAAAAGTTATACGAGGACTTTCAGGCCTTTGATTCTGCGGCTGTTAGCGCTGGCAACCAAACTGCAACGGCCATCAAGGCCAGTTATGTGCCACTCGACCTGAAAACGGACAAGTTTGAAAGCTGCGTGACGCGCTGCATCAAGGGCATTTTGGCGGTTGCCGGTCTTGATGACGATCCGACATATACACGCAACCAAATTATCAACAAGCAGGAAGAGGCACAGACGGTCTTGCTCGGAGCGGAGTACTACGATGATGAATACATCACCAAAAAGCTGCTGACTATTCTCGGAGACGCAGACCAGTACGAGGATTTGATGAAGAGAAAGGCGGCAGAGGAACTTGACAGAACCAAAAATCCCGATTTCGTTACACCTATGGAGAGAAATGAGCCGAATGGAGCAGAATAAGGAATATTCCATCCGCATTGACGGAATAAAACCGATGGATTTTACCATTACTCCGGTTTACGCGGATGACAACATCCCGGAAAAAGAACTGAAACGGCTTGACCATTTTGAAATTTCCGGGAAACTTCCAGCTGATTGCAAATGGGAGCTTTACACCCGTGAAAAAACCTGATTATGCCCACAAACTGACGGATAAACAGCTTGCCGAGCTGGAACAACGCATCGCAAAGCTGTACAAGGAAGCTGCTGACGAACTGACAGAGACGGTGAAAGCCTATTTTGAGCAGTTCGAGAAGCGAGACGCCGCCATGAAGGACAAACTGGATGCAGGCAAAATTACCGAGCAGCAATACAAGCAATGGCGGATTGCGCAGATGGGCCGAGGCAAGCGCTATGAGGCGTTGCGTGATAAGGTGGCAAATAGATACACCAACGCAAATGAAACGGCTGTGGCATACGTCAATGACGCCACGCCGGGCATTTACACGCTCAATCGCAACTATGCCGCATACAAGATTGAGCAGGTTTCAGACAGCGCAGATTTTACGCTGTGGGATGAACAGACGGTCAGACGGTTGGTCGTTGAACAGCCTGACCTTATGCCGTATTATCCACCGCAGCGTGCATTGCAGCGCGGCATTGATTTGAAGTACGGCAAGCAACAGATTACGGCCAGCGTCACAAGCTCCATTCTGCAAGGCAAGGGAATTGGTAAGATTTCAGATGACCTGCAAAGCCGTATGCAGGACATGAACCGCACAAGCGCTATCCGAACGGCGCGAACGGCGGTCACAGGAGCGCAGAACGCGGGACGGCTAGATACCTACCGCGCCGCGCAGGACATGGGAATCAAGATCAAAAAGCGCTGGCTGGCAACGCTGGACAACCGCACACGCCACGCACACGCAATGCTTGACGGTCAGACAGTAGACGTTGACAAGCCGTTTAAGGTGGACGGTTACGAGCTTATGTATCCGGGAGACAGTTCCGCACCGGGCTATCTTGTGTATAATTGCCGTTGCACCCAAATTGCAGAGGTTGACGGCGAGGATACAAGCAGCGGCGGTAGACGCGCTATTGACCAAGAAACGGGGGAATCTGTGCTTGTAAAAGATATGACCTATGCAGAGTGGGCGTGGTGGAAACGCAATGCAGATACGACTTGAAGACCACAGCGATGAAGTGTTGGAAGCGCTAAACGCTGCTTGCCTAAAGGCACTGGAAGAATGCGGACTTGTGGCAGAGGGGTACGCTAAAAAACTATGCAATAGCCCCGGTAAATTCGGCACTGGCGCACTACGAAACAGCATTACACATATGGTAAACGACGGCGAAAAAGCCGCATATGTCGGCACAAATAGCGAATACGGCGTATACGTTGAATGCGGAACCGGCATATATTACCCCGGCGGCAGACAAACGCCGTGGGTATACAAAGACGAAAAAGGAGATTGGCATTTGACGCACGGCCAACGGGCAAAGCCTTTTAGCAAGACTGCCGTTGCCGAGCACGGCGAACAGTACAAAAAAATCATCGAAGCAGAGCTGAAAGGTAAATAAGCCTCTCGGCTCTTTTTATTGGGAGGAAAGAACATGAAAAAGATTCTTTATATCGCAATTGCAGTTATGGTCTCAGTTTTGCTTTTATGTGGCTGCTCCGAAGCCGATAGAGCAAACTCCAATATTTCTAAACAGGCCGATTACTTTGAGAGCGAACGAAAAATCACCGTGTACAACGCCAGAACAGACAAGGTCATTATGGAAGCCGAGGGGTATATGTCTATCTCCAACAATTCCAGCAACGAGCTTGTCTGCACTGTAAAGGTTGGCCCTGATACTTACAGAAAAAATTACATCTACCTAAACAGCTACACGATGTATGTTGTCGAGGACATTACAGGAACACACACAGACCCGTACCATTACAAGCTGTATTTCCACACAAATGTGTTGCCCAGCGTTGAAGTAAAACCGTAAAAAGCAAGTTTACCTAGCAACTACCAAGACTTTCTCGGCGGTTGCTATTTTTATACGCAAAAACGGCGAAGCACTGCCGTTTTGAATAAATAGAACTCAAATGGCGAAGAACCGCCACCGAAGAAAAGGAGAGAACCCCCATGGCAAAATTTACACGCGCTGAAATCCGTAAAATCATTGGCGAAAGCTGCACTGACGAAATTGAAAATCAGCTGGTGGCGCTCCATCTTGGCGTTGTTGACCCGCTGAAGGACGACGTCACGCGGTATAAAGCCGATGCAGAAAAGCTGCCGGGCGTTCAGAAGGAGTTGGACGACCTGAAAGCGCAGGGCGACGGCGGCTACAAGGCTAAGTATGAAGCAGAGCACAAGGCTTTTGGGGACTACAAGGCCAACGTAGACGCTGAGAAAACAACGGCTGCCAAAGAAAAGGCGCTGTCCGACGTCCTGCTGAAAATCGGCATTTCTGAAAAACGGATTTCCTCTGTCGCACGCCTTGCAAAGGGAGACGGCCTGCTTGACAAACTGGAATTGGATGACAAGGGCGCTATCAAAGACGCAGCTGCACTTGAAAAGAGCCTCAAGACCGATTATGGCGAGTACATCACCAAGAGCAGCACCAAAGGCGCAGACACGTCTACTCCCCCTGCCAACAATGGCGGCAAGGCCCTGACGCGGGAGGACATCTACAAGACGGATGACAAGGGCCGTTATGTACTGTCCACCTCCGAGCGGCAGGCGGCGCTTGTGAACCTCATGCAAAACGAAGCTGACGATTAACAGAAAGGAGCCAAAATATGGCTGCAAAAACTAACCTGACTACCGCTGCCCAGATTACTGTCAACGCCCGCGAGGTTGACTTTGTCACCCGCTTTGGTAAGAACTGGGACGCGCTGCGTACCATCATGGGCATTATGCGCCCCATCCGCAAGGCCCCCGGCACAAAGCTGGTATCCTATGAGGCCACTGTTGACGGCACTCTGGCTGGCGGTACGTCCGTTGCCGAGGGCGATGAAATTCCGCTGACCAAGATGAAGGTCGAGCCCAAAACCTACGGAGACATTGAGATTGCCAAGTATGCCAAGAGCGTATCCGTTGAGGCAGTCGCCAAGTACGGCGCAGACGTTGCCGTTGAAAAGACAGACGAGGCGTTCCTTGTAGCCCTGCAGAACAATGTTCTGGGCGACTTCTACACCTTCCTGAACACTGGCTCTCTGGCTGTAGCTGCTACCACTTGGCAGCAGGGTCTTGCTCTGGCAAAGGGCAACGTGCTGGACAAGTTCGCCAGCATGGATCGTGATGTTACCGAGGTTGTCGGATTTGCCAACATTCTGGACTTCTACGGCTATCTGGGCGACAAGGAAATCACCACGCAGACCGCCTTTGGACTGACCTATGTTCAGAATTTCATGGGCTACTCTACCCTGTTCCTGCTGCCAGAAAAGTACATTGCAAAGAACAAGGTTATCGCCGTGCCTGTTGAGAATATCGACCTGTATTACATCGACCCCGCCGACAGCGATTTTGCCAAGCTGGGCCTGAACTATACCGTCGAGGGAGAAACCAACCTGATTGGCGTGCATGTTGACGGTGACTACAGCCGCGCAACTGGCGATATGTACGCTCTGATGGGCATGAAGCTGTGGGCCGAATACCTTGACGGCATCGCCGTTGCCACCATTACGCCCGCAGAAACCCGGAGCGCAAAAACTGTTAAGGCAGCACAGTAAAAAAGAGGGAGTGCAATGCTTGAGGAATTGATGAGGGAGTGCCGGAACTGGTTTAAGGTCCCGGATGGCGCGTACAGCGGCACATTTACCATCAAGGACGGCAGCATTACGCTGCCTTTTTTAGTTGATGGGCAATATTTCCGCATTATCGGGAGCGTTTTCAACGATGGCGTGCACCAGTACGGTGCTGGCGGCTTGACCGATGAAACGTTTGATGGTGCTGTGTGGGCGCTGGCTGTGCCAGCTGCCTTTATTTCTCTGGCTGAAGACGTGGAAGCATGGCGCAGCAAGTATGAGAGCGTTGCAAACAGCCCGTTTCAAAGCGAGAGTTTTGCAGGGTATAGTTACACCAAATCGAGCGCAAACGGCAATTCTGGCGGCTCTGTGACGGGCTGGCAGGGTGTGTTTGCGTCCCGGCTGAACAAATGGAGAAAGCTATGAGCCTTTTAGATGATTTTTCGCATAGCTGCATCATCATGGACAAGCTGACAAAGCCTGACGGAGAAGGCGGCTATGCTACCGAGTGGAAAGAGGGCGCAGAGTTTGCGAATTTTGTTGCACTGGACAGCAGCCTTGAAGCACGGCAGGCCGAAGCGCAGGGGGTGACCAGCGTGTATACCGGCATTGTGCGGAAAGATGTGCCCATCGAGTACGGCAGCGTGTATAAGGACGTGACGACCGGGGCATATTTCCGGGTCACGAGCCGCCCGGAAGAAAAGCAAGCCCCTGCAAGCGCTTCTCCTATGCTGAACGGCTTAAAAAGTTTTACGGCTGAAAGACTGCGGGAGGGATTGCCTACATGACAAAGGGCGCTGCATTACAGCAGTTTTTCGGGCAATTTATGACCGCATACGCCAGCAACGTCGTGCCGGATGACGCTGTACTCCCATACCTGACCTATGATGCTGTGATGGATACTTGGTCAAATTCTGTATCTATCACAGTAAATATGTGGTTTCATACCACATCCGAAGCTGTGCCAAACGCAAAGGCGCAAGAGCTTTTGACGGCTCTTACAAAAGGCGACCCGACTTTGCCGTGCGATGATGGGATTATCTGGCTCAAACCCGGCTCACCGTTTAGTCAATCGCTGGCAGATGACACAGACAAAAACCTAAAACGGCGGTACATCAACGTGACCGCCGAATTTTTATGCCTAAATTGAGGAGAAAGCATGAAATTTACTCGTATCCCCGAATCGGCGTTCAAGGAATTGGTTCTGAACGCCGGGTATCTTGCAACTACGTTTGACCCGACTGCCGGTACTGCGCCGGAAGAAAGTGCGCTGCTGGGCGCTACGACTGGCGGCATCAACTTTACGGCTGTGCCAAGCTTTACCGACTTCGGCGAGGACATCGACAACTGTCCCAAGAACATGAAAGAGCTGAAGCAGATTGAATCCTGGGAAGTCAAGTGCAGTGGCACTTATGTTTCGGCATCGGCAGAAAATGCCAAAAGCATGTTTGGCGCTGCGGATGTTGCGACTACTTCCAAGGTTTCAAAAATCACGCCGCGCAACGACCTGAAAGACAGAGACTTCACGGATTTGTGGCTGCTTTGCGACTATTCGGACAAGCACGGCACTACTAATGGCGGTTTTTGCGCCATTCACATGCTAAATACGCTGTCTACCGGCGGTTTCAGCTTGCAGACGGGCGACAAGGAAAAAGGCCAGATGAGCTTTGAATACACGGCGCACTACTCCATTACCGCGCAGGACATTGTGCCGTGCGAAGTGTATATCAAGGCCGGGGAGGATGAAGCCTGATGCGTATTTTTTCTGAACTTAGCACTGATGAAGCGCTGGAAGTCGTTTTGCAAATCGCGCAGCCCATCACAAACCTGATTGATGATGAAGCGCTTGTGAAAGAGATGCAGAAAGCGATGCCGAAGGGCGAAACGACCCGCATTGCAATGCAGCGTTTCGGCCTTGCGAAAATTGTTAAGCTGCTGAACATTGCGTTGAAGCAGCACCGCGAGGATGTATACGCAATCCTTGCACCGTTCAACGGCCTGACGGTGGAAGAAATCGGCAAGCAGAATTTCCTTATCACCTGCAAGCAAGTTTACGCCCTGGTGAACGATAAGAGTTTTGTTGATTTTTTCAAATCGTATCTCGGTGGCGGGCAGAACAAGTAATCCCTGTACTGCTGAAAATGCCGAAACTGGGCGCAAAGGCGCTTGTGTCGGCGCTTCCTTACGCTTTAAAAGCTGATTTTGAAGAACAAATGTACAAGGTGTACATGACAGACAGTGCGTGGAGCCTTGTGGTAGCTGTGACAGGCGTAACGGACAGGCCAGCGAGATATATTGACATTATCCACCCGCCAAAAGTGGATACGCGGACACCAGAACAGGTGCAGGCAGATTTCAAAGACTTTGCGGCGCGGCATGGATTGAAAACAAAAGAACGGCAGGAGGTGAGCGAGTAAGTGGACGTATTTGACCTTTTTGCAAAAATCTCGCTAGATTCCAGCGAATACGAGAAAGGCTTGAAAAATGCGAAGAGCAGCGCAAGCGGATTAACGGGACTGTTCGGAAAGGTTGGTTCAGCCGCTTCAACAGTTGGAAAAGGCATCTTTAACGTTGCTACGAACGTTGCGAAAGTATCCGTTGCCGCTACTACGGCAGGTGCAACAGCAATTTCAGCGTTGACGGGACTAGCAATTAGCAGTTATGCAGATTACGAGCAGCTTGTAGGTGGCGTGGAGACGCTATATAAAACCAGCGCCGATAAAGTTCAGCAGTATGCAGCCGACGCGTATAAAACGGCTGGACTTTCTGCAAACGAGTACATGAACACAGCAACAACCTTTGCAGCTTCGCTTGTGTCTAGTCTGGGCGGCGATACGGAACAAGCGGCAGAGCTTGCGAACACTGCCATTTCGGATATGTCAGACAACTCAAATAAAATGGGCACGGCGATGTCTTCTATCCAAGATGCGTATAACGGTTTTGCCAAGCAAAATTATACTATGCTTGATAACTTGAAGCTCGGCTATGGCGGCACAAAAACCGAAATGCAGCGTCTACTTGATGACGCAAACAAGCTGAACGCCGCGCAGGGAAACTATACCAATTACACCATTAACAGCTATGCGGACGTTGTAAGCGCGATTCATGATGTTCAAAACGCAATGGGCATTACTGGTACGACCTCTAAAGAAGCATCAACAACGATTCAGGGGAGTGTAAATGCTACAAAATCCGCATGGTCAAACCTTGTAACTGGAATTGCCGATGATAATGCCAATTTTGGGCAACTTATCAGCAACTTTGTGGATAGCGCAACTACAGCGGCAAGTAACATCATCCCCCGCATAGAAGTCGCCCTGAACGGTGTTGCTAAGCTGATAGAGAGCCTTGTCCCTCCCATCATGGCAGAGCTGCCAAGCTTGATTGAAACCGTTCTGCCGCAGCTGGCACAATCTGCCGTGAACATCGTGCAGACGCTTGTTACGGGAATCAGCGCAAACGAGGCGCAACTTATTGATTCGGCAATTCAGATTATAACTGTGCTGGGAAACGGCATCTATCAGATGCTGCCAACCGTTGCACAATCTGCCTTGCAAATCATCTTGACGCTGGTTTCAAAGCTAAATGAGAACTTGCCGCAGATGCTCGACACTGCCGGACAAATGCTGATTGCGTTTGTAGAGGGCGTTTCGGAACACTTGCCGGACATTATGCTTGCCGCTGCATCTATCGTGGAGACCCTTCTGACCTACTTTATAGAGCATTTGCCGGACATTGTAGAAGGTGCAATGCAGATGGGCGACGCGGTCATTGATGGCATTATTGACGGCATTTCGGCAGCTTGGGACAGCCTTGTCAGTTGGTTTAATGGTTTGTGGGACAACCTGTTCGGAAACCGCTCTGTTAATGTTGATGTCAACAGTAGTGGCACAGATGGCAGTCACGCAGGTGGCCTTGATTACGTACCGTATAACAACTATGTTGCCAAACTGCATCGCGGCGAGATGGTGCTTACAAGCGAAGAGGCGACGTCATACCGTAAAGGCAACGAAAACGCGGCTGGCGGTATGACGTTTAACATCAATATTAACGGCATTCAGTTTTCCGATGTGAATTCTATGGCACATGCGCTAGCAAATCAGATTTCGTATGAGCTTCAGGCGCAAAGCAACAGAAAGGCGGCTGTATATGCTTAATGGATTTTGGTTGGACGGCATTTGTAGCCTTGATGTTGGGATTCGGTTGCAAAGTGGAATTACTTTCGGCCAACCGACACCCAGGGTTACATCCACGACCATTTCTGGCCGCAGTGGAGATTTGACTGAATGGGATGGAAGCTATGGTAATGTTAGTGCAACTGCGAAATGCTTTGCGCTGACGGACACTGATGTAAGCGACACTTTACCAACGATTGCAGCTTTTCTGCGTGGAACTACTTTTAGCTATCGCAGGCTTGAAACAGAGGAAGAACCAAATGTGTACAGAATGGCGCGGGTAGTTAATTTCCCAGAAACTGATATCCGGGCAAACCACCTTGCGCCATTTACCATTTCGTTGGATTGCAAACCACAGAAATACTTAAAAGACGGCGAAAATGCTGTTGAAGTCAAAAGCGGTGATTCTCTGTACAATCCAACTGTATTCCCTTCCCTTCCGCTTATCGCACTAACCATTACTAGCGATGCCAAATTACAAGTTGGGGGCACACAAATAAGTGTTACAGGTTACACCGGGCCGATGTATCTAGACTGCGAAATGATGGACGCTTATAAAGAAGCGATAAACTTAAATAAATATGTAACTGCGCCTGAATTTCCCACTCTGGGGGCAGGAGCTACACAAATTAGTTGGAGCGGCGGCATTAGCAAGTGCGAAATCACACCTAGATGGTGGACGTTGTAGGAGGTGTAAATCATTAGCTATCCGAGATATTATGACGGCGCGACGGGGCTTAAGGGCAACGGCGTGGGGGTGCTGCGGGATGCTGTGCGCTGCACCGTTACCGAGGAGCGCAACGGCGCGTTTGAACTGGAAATGGTCTATCCCATTACCGGGCAGCATTACAGCAGCCTGGCGCTGCGCGGGCTGATTCTGGCGAAGCCGAACCCCTACGGCGAGGCGCAGTATTTCCGCATTTATAAAATCAGCCGCCCCATCAATGGACAGGTAACGGTCAATGCACAGCACATCAGCTACGATTTGAGCGGCATCCCGGTGGGACCGTGCAAGGCGTTGAACGCAGTTGACGCCTTGCAGCAGCTCAAAAGCCATGCGGCGGTAAGCTGTGATTACACATTCTGGACAGACATCCAGACGGTGGCAGACTTTGTCGTGGCCGTGCCGGGCAGTCGGCGCAGCCTGCTGGGCGGCGTGGAGGGCAGCGTGCTGGATGTGTACGGCGGCGAATATGAGTGGGATAATACCACCGTCAAGCTGCACAGCCAGCGCGGCACCGACCACGGCGTGACGATCCGCTACGGAAAGAACCTGACCGACCTGACCCAGGAAGAAAATTGCGCCGAGGTCTACACCGGCGTCTATCCCTACTGGGTTGACAGCGACGGAAACGTGACCCAGATCACCGGCAACCCGGTTGTCAACGTGCCGGACGGCCAGTATGAC